GTGATGAGTATACATTTCGATATGGGAAGGTGCATGAGACTGACAGGAAGTTAAAAGATGTTCTGAGAACGCCTCCAATGAACATTCCAACAGGATATAAAACTCAACCCCCACAGGCCATGCCTGATGATGTAAAGGTTGAAGGCGACTCTTTGAGTGCTTATAAAAACTACTATATAAAGTATAAGAATAGTTTTAACATCTATACAAAAAGGGATGTTCCAACATGGTTACAGAGAAACATATAACTAGAGAAGAAGTATATAAAAGAGAGATTGTAGAAATGCAATCACAAAACCATCATTTACTGGTTCGTATAAAGGAACTAAATAGTGAGGTCGAAAAACTGAAAAAACAAATAACGGAACTTATGAATTCTCAAGTTCCTTTGAGGTAAAATATGCCAAATTATGATTTTGTAAATAATGAAACTGGTGAAATAGAAACTCACTTTATGAGTATCTCAGAACTTGATAAGTTCAAAGAAGAAAACCCAAACCTAACCAGAAAGATTACTGCACCGGCAATTGTAAGTGGTGTTAGTGGTAGTGGGCCCAAAGTATCTGATGGTATGAAGGAAGTCTTTGCAAAGGCAGCAGAAGCACATCCAAATAGTCCACTTGCAGATAGGTATGGTAAAAAGTCAATTAAAGAAATCAAGACTAGAGAAGTCTTGAAGAAACATAAGGTGATAGAATAATATGGGAAAAGCAAAAGATATTCGTATTGATAACATGGTATCAGTAAGTCCTGTTACCGACAATCAGAAAAAGGCATTTCAAGATTATAAGTTAGGAAAAAATCTTTTCCTCTATGGTGCTGCTGGAACTGGTAAAACATTTGTGACTCTCTATCTTGCACTGCAAGAAGTTTTGAGAAACGAAACAAAATATGATACAGTTTATATTGTTCGTAGTGCAGTTCCAACTCGTGAGATTGGTTTCTTGCCAGGTGATGAAGAAGATAAGACAGCACTATTTCAAGTCCCATATCAGAATATGGTTAAGTTCATGTTTGAACAACCAAATGAACAGGCGTTCAGCATTCTCTATGACAGACTGAAAAACCAAGGTTCGTTGATGTTTCTTACAACTTCATTTTTGCGTGGTATCACATTAGATAACGCAATCATTATTGTAGATGAATGTCAGAACTTAACATTCCATGAACTAGATACAATTATTACTCGTGTGGGTATGGATTCAAAGATTATGTTCTGTGGTGATTTCTTTCAATCTGATTTGCAGAGAACTTCAGACAAGGATGGACTCAAACATTTTATGAGTATTCTAAGAGGGATGGATTCTTTTTCAAATATTGAATTTACAATTGGTGATATTGTTCGTTCTGGTATGGTGAAAGAATATTTAATTAGTAAAATCAAATTGGGGTTAGATAATAATGGCTAAAATATTTAAGTCTGCCGTTGCTGCACATGAACCAATGCCAAAAGGAACTTCTATTGGTAGAGGTAATGTGAAGAAGGCATCTATGAACAAAGATAAAAAGCGTTCATGGAAAAAATATCGTGGGCAAGGTTAATAAATCTATTGACTTAACCTAGTAAATTGTATATAATATGTTAAAAATGTGAGGTGAAAACTATGTTTAATCATATCGGGGTTGATATCCCAGAAGTAAAAACTAAGACCGTCAACAGTAAAAGATTTTATGTTGCTCCAGACGGAAATTTGTTCCCATCAATTACAACAGTTCTATCTGTTCGCAGTCGAGAAGGACTGGCAGAATGGCGTAAACGTGTTGGTAATGATGTTGCAAACTATATCTCTCGCACAGCTGCAACTCGTGGAACTAAGGTTCACCAGATGTGTGAGGATTTTCTAAACAACCAAGAATTAGTAAAGAACAATCGTGAGTTCTTGCCTTGGTGTTTGTTTCAACAACTAAAACCAGTTCTAGAAGAAAAAGTAAATAACATCTACGCTCAAGAATGCGGGTTGTGGAGTGATAAATATAAAGTGGCGGGCCGTGTAGACTGCATTGCAGAATACGAAGGCGTTCCATCTATTATTGACTTTAAGACTTCACGTTCTACAAGGAATGATGAATACAATGAGTCATACTACATTCAGGCCTCTGCTTATGCAGAGATGTTTGAAGAACGAACTGGAACTCCAATCGAACAGATTGTTATTCTGGTTGTAACAGAAGATGGACAGATTCAAGAGTTTGTGAAAAAGAAGCACGAATATTTGCCTCTCCTTGTAGAAACCATTGAACAGTTTGTCTCCGAATGGGAGAAAGAAAATGATACGCAAACTGGCGGTGATTCTACTGTTATCAGTAGTGCCACTGCATAATGCAATCGCAGCACCACAATGGGCACAAAAACCCATACAATGTGGAACAGTTGAGGAAGTTTTAAACTTAGTAAACAGTTATGGAGAACAACCATATATTTTCTTTGAAGGTAAGACTAGTAGACCCGATGTAGGGGCCACACTTCACACTAAATTTGTTATTACAATGAATCCAAAAGAAAAGAATTGGACACTCATTGAAATACCAGATGATGAACAGGCCTGTATATTAGGTGCCGGAAAAGGTGAATTTAATATTGCAGATGTTGGAATTACTACTTGACAATTTTAACCCTCTGTGGTATAAATAGAATACAGTTTGTTGATACAAATCAACACTTGAACAGGACGGCGGTGCGA